AGGAACGATTGCAGAAGGGGTGATTGATGGAGAGAATGGTGCGACACCTACAGTAATGCTAGTGGGCACTGCAGTCGATCCTGATGTGATCTGTGTTGATGTGCCAAATCCAGTTATTGAAGTCGTAGTTCCACCTATTCCAGTAGTTCCAGTAGTTCCTGTGGTAGATGTTCCACCTGCAGATCCTCCAGTACCAATGCCTGTTGGAGTTGTATCTCCAGCAACTCCAGTAGTTCCAATAGTGGTTGCAGCAGTTCCTATTGCTGTTGCTGGTTGGAAATCTGTGGATAGAGATACCTGAGAGAGTTGCTGCAGTAAAGTATCTTCTAAATCGGTTTGACCCTCAAGGTTAACTGGTCCAAAAATAATCTCACCAGTTGCACAACTATATGTACCTACATTTCTATCAAGAATGACTTTTTTGTTGTTTGCTAAGGTATATGATCTTAGATTTCCAAAACCATCATCCTCAAAATACTGAGGTACTCCAGGTCTATCTACAGTATAGTAAACACTACTCTGTATAGTCTTTCCTGGAGTAGTACTGCAACTACAGTTTAATTGAGTGCCAAACTCAACTCTAAAAGATTTTGGTCCAGTTGCTAATGGATATTCTTCAATTCTATAAAGAGCAATTGAAGAAATAACATCTTCAATATTTTTGTCTGCTTGAAGAATATCTGTATGTAATTTACTCACAGAGAATGTTTTATTGAAGTTAGAAAGATCTTCATTATCTCCATATTCTTGCAATGCTTGAAGTGCTTTATTCTTTAACTTATCAGAGGTGCTTTCTGAAAGTGTACCATCACCAAAGTTAGTAACAAAGTTCTTAGTCACAACAAGCATATTGAGATCTACATATATTTCTTTTGGATCTTCAATGACAACATCTACAGATGCCATAGCATATGGTCTGAGATTTCTTATAATTTCTTGCTTAGTTAAGTTATTGACCTTTGTTCCTGTTTTGGTTCTAATTGATAGAAAGACTTTACCATACACTGGTGGAGTTACCGATTCTCCTCCATATGCATTGACATATCTAGCATTTGGATAAATTACTTTTGTTAGACTTTCGTAGTCTTTTGCTGTAACTGCTCTATTTTGTGCAGCATAATATTTTGGAGCATTATATTTAATAGATTTTACAGACTCTTGCAAATCACCAATTTGAGACTTTGCACGGACAGTTAGAGTTATATCATCGACAATTCTATTTTCTGCATCTACTATCTGTCCAGTAAATGAAAACTGTTGTATATTATTCGCTTCAATTCCGTTAGTTACGACATACTCTAGTACGACTACTTGACCGTCTTCAAGTTTCTTTCCAATTATTCCATCACCGAAAGAAACTCTATATCTTCTATCTTCATCTTCACTCAAGAAGAATGATCTTGTAGTAGCATCGATTGATGTGATGTTTTGTACTAGATTGTACTTATCCGATTCTGTGGATTGGATATTTGGTCTTACTGATACCTTTAATAGTTCTGTATCTACTTTTTCATTAGGAATGATATATCTTTGATCAATAGTAGTATCAACAACATATTCATACTTGAGCAAATTACCTTCGTAAACTGTAATGTCGGTAAAAGTTGCTATTCCAGTTGTTGAATCTACTCTAACTGTTTTGTCTTCAGTAATCACAAAAGAGTAAGACTTACCAGCAGAAATTCCACTACAAATATTTCCCTTTTTTAAGGTAACTAGTAGTGGATATGCATTATTCTGTGCAATTTGTGTTTGTACTTCTACTGCAATACATGCCTTAGATGCTTTTGCGGATCTAGGTGTATAGTTTAGTAACTTTGCTAGACTAGTTACATTATCTCTTATCGTGGCACTATCTAAGAATAACTCATTTAATGCCATATTAGCATTAAATGCAGAGTAATATGTATTGTACGCTAGTACATCAAGGAGATATGATAAAGTAGAACCAGTGAAATCATAGTCCGAGAACTCAGGACGAGTTCTCATATAAGACTTTATAGATTCCCTAATCTCATCAAAATCAATATTAGTTAAATTTGTTGGTTTCATTAATCTCCTGGTCTCTGTAGGATGAATGTGCTATTGATAGTAATAGTGTCACCAACAATTCTATATTCGATATCTACTCTAACTTCAGAGGAATCTGAGTCTTCAGCACTTACAATACAATCTATTATCTCTACCCTAGGCTCATAATTTCTGATAGTATTTATTATAGTTTCTTGGAGTTGAGCAGCAGAAAATCCATCTAGTGGCTCAAATAGTATTTCATATACTCTAGATCCAACTTCAGGATCCATTAATTTTTCTCCAAATCGTGTTTGGAGTAAATTTTGCACAGATTGACTTACTGCCTGCTCATTTTTTTGCACCAGAAGATCCTTTGTTATTGGATTTTTCTTAAAACCAATATTCAGATCCTTAAATTCTCGAAGAAATCTCTGAAATCTATCTTCTGACATTATAAACTCTTTTCTACAAGAGTATTTATACGCTTAATGCCACCTTTCGACATAATCATCGAACCCATTTTTGCCTCCACATGGTCTTGAATACCTATCTGATGGAGGGTTATTTGGTTTTTTAGTCTCTATCGATCCATAATCAGTGATCAATTTTGTGGTTCCCCACATTTTTTTCATGTAACTAACATCTCTATCTGGATTTGGGTTAATTGCCATCTGTTTTTCTCCGTAAAATGGTTAAAACAGAACTTTTTACGGGGTTGCTATCCCGAGTTTTGACAATCCTAGTCGAATTTTGGGTTAATATTTCTTCCTAGAGTGTAATTTTTATCAATTCTTATGTCTGAATTCCTAAAAGTCCAACATTCTCCATTACTATCTAGGAACACGACCCACTCAAGGTCGTGTTCTTGTGATCTATCAATCATAAAAAAAGCCCAGCCTTTACCTTTTGGGGTAAAAACTGGGATAGTTGGGTTAAGTTGCAACATATTTTGCATTTTTGAGATTATTTCCCTTGTCCGCGATACTTTTTGCGGGCAGGATTACGACTTGATGCTGCATATTTGGTCCCAGCACCAGCACCCTGGCGAGATTTTTTAGGAGGACCAGGAATGTAACCATTTTTATTGAAAGATCCAGGTTTGGCCATGTGTCACCTCGTTAGAACTTCCCTATTGTAGCACAGATTCGCCTATTTGCCAACTATGACATTGGTGGATCCTCTACCAATCACACTCAAGCAAGGTGGTCCTAGAGGGTCTCCTACTGCTGCTAGACGCTTTCCATTGACAAACACTGTAGTTGTAGTTGCCTTTACAATTCTATCATGCCCTCTACCGAATAAATCTTCGGTTGTCAACCTACTACAATTACAATTGAATGTTTTTGGTTTACATTTAGATCCTATTGGAACAATGACAATATTAGTAGTTGGAGATTTGTGATATTTTAACATATCTCCATCACATAATGGTGTAATTCCATTAATGAATACTGTTCTTGCCAATACCGTTGGATCTAATGGAGTTAGTTTTGTTGGCGGCCAAAGGCAACTAGCATTCTTTACACTAACTGGTTTTGTTGGTGTTGGTCCAGGAGGACATGCTGGTAAAGCATTACATGGATTCACATTATGAATATTTGCTGGAATGGCAACACCATGACCAGTACATGTTCCAGTTATAATAGCAGCTAATCCAGGCATTTTTATTTTTATTTATACATTGGTTATTGATGTATCTGATAATTGATCTGGAACTTCATTGTCTTCATCAATCGAAACATTAGATTCATTAAACTTAATGTCCTCTCCAAGATCTCCATAATTCCTATTACAGAAATAGTCATATGGATTACCATACTTATTTACTGCATCAACAAATGTTTTTGTCTCTTGTGTTAAATCATGAAGTATCTGAAGATTTCCACTAATTTCCCAACTACGAATATTCTCTACAATCACATCGTCATTAGCACCATATATGGTTCTTCCCCATAAGTATGACTTTGTGTATGGTGTATAACCTAGGAATGAACCAAAGATAGATGATAGTGGATAATACACATCACAAAATGCATCTGCTATATTAGCACCAGGATCTTTTGATTGTATTTGAGTCAATCTAGCAGCATAGGTTGGATTGTCTAGTAGACACTTTGTACATTTTCCTATGTCTGGATTAGTAGGATTTGGATTAATTCTCACACCTAGTCTAACATTAATCCATGTAAACTCCCTTGGATCAGGACAGAAGTTTTGGATTAGATATTTAATTTTATTAGTTGAACAAGGTAATTTATAAAATCCTCCTTTAACTGTTCGTATTGTAGTTGCATCTAAGTCAAATTTTCTCTCCTGTGGAGTCTTAGGATATGGTATTTTATCAATTGCAGTTCTATATTCAGAATTAATTTGATTTAATATATTTTGGTCAAATCCTCTATTCAATGAAGTTCTAGATTTATTAGCAACTTCTTGTGGACTCTCCCTACTAATTACGGAATTTGCCAGGATGTCTGTTTGTGCTATTATATTTGCAGAATTATCAAATGTGATATTATTAGAGGTATCATCATCTTGTGGTAAATTCCTTTCTACAGGAGTTGCCAAAAATTCTCTAAATTGAGTTGAGTAATGATCAAGATACCCATCTTTACCTAACTGCGATGTTGATGCTTTTGCAGATGCAGTTCTTTCCAATCTATCTAAATCTGAAATTTTTGTTAAAATATCAGATGAAGTTCCAACTGGCAAATTAGTAGGAACAGAAGTTGTATCTAGATTTACTGATACGCTAGTATTTGCTAGTTTTCTTTGATCTTCTGTCAATACGCTATTGATGTCGGTACTTACATTCAGCTGACCAACATTATTTGTTGTTGCAGTTTTTCTTAGTAGTGTTGCAGCATCAGTCTTTGCATTTTTTTGTTCTTCATCATATTGAATCTGTACATCTTGTGTAAATTTATATTCTTTTCTATTTGTAGTATTGAATTGATCAGACCACTTTGGATCCATGAAATTTTCTGGATACTCGTATCTGATTTTCTGTCTAGACAATTCCATATCAATAATATCTGGAATTGTTTCTGATATTACAACTTCATCATAATTAATTTGCTGATCACTATTATATTGATTAAGATTGAAATTCTTAAATGCTGGTGATTTTGATAATAGTATTTGATTGTCTGGTTCACTCTTTACTGTAGTTGATGCTTCTTGTGCAATAATTTTTTTCTTTCTTACAATATAAGGAACAGAAATTTTTGGTGGGTTTTCTACAGAGTATCCACTACCACCATCTTTAACAATAACATTGATTAATCTTCCATTTGATATTACTGGTTGAACTTCTGCTCTTCTTCCAGAACCAGTACATCTCTTTATAGCATCAACAACATCAGCACCTTGCAAAATCAATTGGTTGTATAATGTATGATTAAATTCAGTTGGGGGAGGATCAACTACTAATCTTACTTGTTCTATATTTCTATTTGATAGACCATACCCTTTCTTTAGGATCTGAGCACCAACAATTCTTCCATTATTGACTATACCCATCACTTGAGGTTTTATTAAGTCTGGCTCAAATGGAACACCCTCAGATGTAAATGCAGTACCGTATTGTATTTCTTTTTTTGTAAACTCATACTTACCAAAAAGAGCTGCCCTATCCTTGATACCAAACCCAGCAATGACTTTAATCTGTTGACCACCACTTGTGGTGTACATGGTATCTTTAACAAAGTCATTAGAACCTTGACTAATCTTTGCGTATCTAACATTAAACTCATCGTCTAATGTGCTAATTCTATCGATTGTCCATCCATGTACAGTATCTCCAGGTTCAAGAGATGTGTTTTGTAGATCTACTACAACTTGTCTATCTGTGGTTTCTGCTATCATCAGAGAGATACCAATCCTTTCACTCTTTGGTGCATCTTCTGATGGATAGTACAAATAGAATACTTCCTGATCTCCCCACAAACTTTGATCCTCATCATAACGAGAAGTATCGGTACTTCCATAACCAGAACCAAAACTTAAAATTTTGTGAATTCTCCATGCAGTGTTGTAGGATTCTGTATCTGCATTCCAAATAGATTGTATCTTCATTCTTAATTTTAATCCACCTGGAAAACTGTAATCCTGATAGACAATTGCATCTCTAACTTTCCATACAGCATCCCCTTGTGGAGACAGATAAGTTATACCTTCTGCTCCATCCCAAGCAGATTTATATGGAGTATCGTTTAATGACTTACCTCTATAGACATCACCAACATTAATTCCAGTCTGAGCATCTCTTGTTGACCATACAATTTGTGAATTCTTTGTTAATGTTATTGCCCACCCTGCTGGATTAGCTTCCCAAGATCCTCCAGGATTATTTGCCACATCAACAAAAATATCCACTGATTGGTTTTGAGTAATAGTAAATGTACTGGTGTACTTAGTACTACCAGTAGTTAATCCACCAGTATGTGTATTTGTATTATGAATCAATACCCCAGTACTAGTATTATAAACTTTTACACTTCCCGAATCATCAACACCAAACTCAATTGTGTATGTGCCACTTGTAAGAGAAATTGAACTATGAATGATTTCTAGTGGTCTTCCTGATAAGTTGTTTTGTGTATCATTACACCACACAGCATATTGATTGCCCCAAGTAGTCCACCCACTAGGACGAGACACTGCATAGACTCCTCCTTTGATTTTAGTTTCAGATATTCTGAATCCAGAAGGAACACCTCTAGATGCCCCAGCAGAGACCTGCTCAGGTGCTCCAAGTCTCAAATATCCTGCAGTATAAGTTGTGCCATTTCTTGTGAATCTAATTGGGAATACTTGCCCCTCTACATATTTCCCATCTCCAGCATTGATAACATATAGAAGTGTTAATCTAGTATCGCTAGCACCATCTTCATCTGATAGTTTTTCTAAGCGAATCTTAATTGCCAAACCACTTCCAGTAGTTCCTCCACTGATAGCAGAAGATCCCTCAAATCTAAAAATTTCTTCTACTGAATTTACACCAGAATACGAAGAGCCCCAAACAGTAGATCCTAGACCACAAACAACAGGGACATCCTGTACTGCTCTTCTATAGTTTTTGGAATCTGTATTAGATTCGCCTGATGGTCTAGAAAAGAAGAAGTATTCGTTTCCTAGTACTAATCCAGAATCAGGATCGAAAATATTTGTAAATTTTATTTGACCAATGTATACCAAATCACCTGGAGGTTTATTTTGTCTCTGTACATTGATATCATAATTCTTGCCACTCTCTGGTAATACACTTCCTTTTGTGATAGAATTAACTCTTACTCGTGCATCTGGTCTATTAGTATCATCCTTTCCATTTGTTGGAGTGATCGTAAGATTTACAGTAGCTACGACTTGGTTACCACTATTCTTAATTTGTGCTGATACATTATAAACATTAGTCGTACTTGAACTATCTAATAGTCTCTCTGCTGGTCCATCAAAAGAACCGATCTCAGTATATAAAAATCTTCCAGTAGTTCCATTATCACGGGTTAGCATTTTCTGCCATGGACCTAATCCACCGAAATCGGTTTTTTTAATATCTCCAACCAGACGCATTTTAACATCAGCAAAGTTGGGTGTAGTCTCACCTAACAATCTGAATAGAATTGCATTATCTTTAGTTCCAACAGAATGAATTAGTGGATTCTCATCCTTTTCATCTGGATCTGTAAGTTTTCCATCTTCTGTAGTATACTCCACATAAGATTCATCGGGAGTTTGATCACAGTAGTATGGAGTTTTGATCGGAGTATATTGATATGTGCTATATGGAGATCCACTACTTTCACCAGGTATAATAACTAAAGTCCAGCAAATAGCATGACATGGTAATCCAGTCAAATGCTCTTTAGTATCCCAAAGGTACAGGAATACACTATCACTATATCCTGGCTCAAAACTTAGTTCTGATGGGTAGTGATCCCAATAACGATACTTAAACGGAGTTGCATTAATATTAGGATTATATGCTCCACCTGGTCTTGTATAAACGGGACAAAAACTTTCCCACCAAATACCTTGACCTTGTAGTGATTTGTATAACTTACCAGCATTCGATCCTGTTGTTGCTACTGAATCAAATTGATCTTGATTTGCTGCTGTCGTTGATGATGATGTTTGACCAGTCTGAGGATTTGTTGTCGTAGTTGTTGTCAAACCACCACCAGAGAATAAACTGGTAGGTGATTCACACAAATCCTCATAGTAATACATTACACAGTCACGATCCCATGAAGGAACCGTAAGAGCACTTGTATCTCTTTTAGGATACATCTCTTTGGTTAATTGAACTCCAGTTCCAGATTGTGCTGGTCCTCTTCCACTTGGAGTAAAATCTGGACATGTGTACTGATTACAAGTCATGCATCATTTAGAATGATTCTCCAAATTATTTAGTCTGCTATACAGATCATCTAAGGTTTTTCCGAGACTTAGATATTCCTCTGAATCTTGTGGACGGTATTGAAGACTACTTGGACCAATGAGTTCTGTGGTAGCGAATTTTTCTATACGCTCAAAACGCGCATTGAGTTCTTCCTGCTGTTTCACAAGCTCTACTTCAAGAGTATTGATGCGTTCAATTAATCTCTTGATGATGTTATTAATCACATCATGCGCTAGTTGATTATCAGCAAACCGAACTTCTGCAGAATTATCCGCAAGTAGTTTGGATAATGATGTATAATTATAGTTATTCATACTCTAAGGGTAACGGGGTTACGAGGTTTTTTCGACTTTTTTTAGAATGAGACTCTCACCATCTGGACCTAACTCATAATCGACTTCATCGCCTTCCATGAGATTCATTTCATCAATAATCTCCTGAGGGAATTCGATAAACAAATCGCCCTCAGGAGTCTCTTGTACTTCTATGATAAATTTTCTGGACATTTAGAAACTCCTGTGATATATCGATATTCTGCAGAGAGAAATTTTGCGATTTCTTCTGCTTCTTTATATGTATCAAAATAGAGAACTTCTTTCATGTCTTCTCCTGCCTCAGTCCGACCATCTTCCCAGTACCTGTACATAGGTAAGAGTTGGGGGTCTCTATCTGGAAATGGTGGTGAGAGAATTATGAAAAATTTATCAGATTCCATCTTTGATTGTATACCCCTGTCTTTCGAGTAATTCTTTGTATTCATCCAGTTCCAAAACATCGAATGTCTCTTTGTGCTTTGGACCTAAACTTGAAAATACTTTACGGGCATCCTCAGTGCTCGTTGAGTAAATCTCTGCAATCTTCATTTCATTCGTCTCAGGATCCACATAACGGATACCATATAAGGTTGGTTGCATAATTCGGTTTCTCCTTCAATTTTTTGGCGCGAAAATTTTTTGATCTAGGGACTCCCAAGGGGACCCATCGAAAATTATTTAGAGGGATACTTAGATGCCTTC